GTTTGGCGTATCAACTGATGTAACCAAGAACAAGGGAATCACACACATTATTTGCTTCCTGTCATACTTATAAATTAGTATAGGAATTAGGTTGTCACCAGCACTCTCAACTGCTTGTTCCCACCACTCATTCTTATACATTGATTTCTTTGCACTCTCTTTATATCTTTTACATTCAATTGCGAACTTATCAAAATATATATCAGCCATGCCTTTTGTTTGATACTGGTCAAGGTTTCTTTTAACCCTAGTATCAATACCTTTAGATTCAAGGACAGCGTTGAGTTTGTTACATATAACTCTTTCAAATGCTGCTCCTTTGTTTCTACTGTTTACCATTAATCTAATTTATTAAGTATATAAATAGCTGCTACTACAGTGACTATTGTTGCAATTGCCATTAGACCAACAAAGCCACCAACTATATATAGAATCCAGTCAAGCATTGAAATCAGTCCTTACAACCCTTCCACTTTGGTATTGTATTTCTCTATAGTGACTACCAGCTCCTTTTTGGAAATAGTAATAGGCAATTTGCTTGTCTAGCTTTTCATTCTTTAACTCTTCTCTTCTTTTAGCTACTGCTTTGCTATTTTGACCCATTACTTTTCTCCGCTTTATATGAAACCATACCTAGCTTTAAAACCATCTGCGAAGCAGCTTCAATAGTCATGTTGTTTTGTATTGCAAATATCTTGATCTCTTTATGCAAGTCATCAGATATCCATAGTGCTTTTTTTATCTTCTCATCCATTCTAACTCTCCTTTTTTATATTAATATTAATTTAAGATTTTTACCACTTCTTTTGTGTTTATATCCGTTTCATGTCCTATAATCTTATTAAGGGCAATTGATAAACTCTCCATAAATCTAAATACTCTCATTATCTATTTGCCCTTACTCAAAACAACCAACATAGAATCATGCATACCAGCCTTATTTGTTACCCTTTCCCCAAAAGTATTAATTCCTATGAATTTAACTCTTCCTCTAATAAATCGTATTTCCTCTGCATTAGGTTGGATATAATCATGGAACAAAATGGTGCTAGTGCTAACAGGTAGCAACAAAACACATAATTTACCTTTTTTAGATTCCTTTATTGCCTTTTTAACAAAAGCATCTTTTAACTTTCTGCTATATGGTGGATTTATAAAATTTCTTTGACCCCACTGGATATCAAGACCATTAAAATCTGCAAACAAAGGACAGGGGTCAAAATCAAAATCAAACTCTCGATCTAAATCATCATATAACTCTTTGGGTGTTTCCCAATTATCGTGGTTGTTTAAATTTCTATTCTTCATTTAAAAAACCAAATCAACAATATTAGGACTGTTATAGATAGTTAATGGTTTGCCTTGTTGATATTCTTTGTACTCCTCTAAATACCTCTCCATTATTTTCCAGGCATAGTCCATTTGCTCCTTAGTGATTCTAAATACTTTAGAAGCATAGGGATGTGATTTCTCTTGAGCTATGAATACAAAACCATCTACGCTATATCCTGCTGACTCTAATCCTCTTCTATACCAGGAGGCCTGCATATCATATCCATACTTGCTGACTGATTTATTAAAGGCATAAGGTTCACAAGATATAGTAGTTTTATAATCCACTATAATTATCTTGCTGTCTGAATTAGGTTCACTTAAAGGAGGGCAGATCAGATCAGGTCTACACTTACAAAGCACATCATCCTCATACCAATAGATACTTGCTTCTGCAACTTTGCCTTTAGCATTTAAGTAAGCATTGCCTTCATAAATCATATTTGCTTTCATGCTTTCCAGTAACTCAAGCTCTGCTTCTTTTAATACTATGTAGCCTTGCTCTTCATAATCAGCCTTCTCTTCCTTGTAGGCTTTTGTGTAAGGAGAGCCACTAACAACCTTTACTTCTTTATCAAAAGCCTCTCTGCCTTCTACGATCAAAGAATGTGCTGCTGTCCCAAACTTTAGTGCTGGTGTGCTTTCTTGCTTATGCTCTACAGCATGAAGTTGTGATTGACCAAATCTTCTAATATAACTACTGCTTATACCCACACCTGCATGATAGTCTTCATTAGGTATATCTTTATAGATAAGTGCCTGTCCTCTTTGCTCTGATGCAAAGTTCTTTAATGATTCTATCTTCATCTTTGCTCACCCATTAAATATGCAATCTCTGTTAAAGAGTCTCTAACAACATATTCTTCATTTGCTGTTTGTACTTTGTTCTCGCCAGTAAGGTAGTCTTTGTAATAACCCCTTATTTGCCTTTTAGTTAAGATCAATGGCTTGACCTTGCCGACTTCATGTAAATGTATATCCATTAAATATTCCCCTTTTGTAATAAGTAAAGTAACCATAAGCACACAACCATACCTAGTAGTGCTAATCGCATCATAAGTTCATGTTTCATAATTAACTCCTCTCTAATTAATATAAATATATATTAAATTATATTTAAATACAATGCAAGGATTAAATTATAGGATTTAGAACTGGAACTGCACTTAGAGTATCAAGAGATTCTTGAAGTGAATCAATTTCCATAGTGTCAGTGATAACCTTCTTATCAAAGGTAAAATAGTTTTGTGATGATGTGTTGGATTTGAACAGGATTCTTTTGTGTTCATTGTAGAAGAATACAAAGGCCAAGATATCACAATGATAGTTCTTGTAAGTTCCTGACATTGATCTTGAGTTTTCAGCAGCAAAGACAAACTTTTTTTCTTTGGTAGCTCTTCTACTTTTGACTTGTACTGTATATTTAGCGTTGCCAAATTCTACAATTAAATCAGCAGGATGTTTTTCTTGGGTTGGAAAGCAGAAGTCTGCATATTCCAAAAGGAATGTTTGTACTAGGGATTCACCCAAAGCACCTAATCTTGAATTATTTTGATGTTGATCTGATGTCTTTCTTGGCATTTTGACATAAGGCTAATTCCCTTGAGTTGTAAGCTGCTCTATTAGGGGTTTGTGTTGCATATTTACTTCTAAGTATTTCCTCTGATGCTTCTAACCAGCAATCCATCTCCATTAATGCTCTTGTATGTCTAAAAGCCATCCATCCTGTTATGCCCATTTGGAAGGTGCAGTCAATACAAACTAATTGAGCCTTCTTAGGAAAACTTTTCCAAACACGCCAGTGCTTGTCTAAGCTCTCTATGACTCTTTTGATATCGTTATCAAGAAGATACATAGCTTCATCTTCTGTTATGCCATTTGCTTCTAGGTTTCTACCTATACCAATAGTTAATTTATCTTCAGAGCATTTGTATGGGAATGTTCGCAAACCCTCATGCTTAACCAACATTTCTTTAATGTTATCGTACATATTATTTTCCTAGTGGTTTATATATAAAGTAGGCTGATAGTAAACCAGCACCAACTCCTGTTGCTAGAGCTTCAGCCCAAAAAGCATAAAAGTGTGTTGGATGAACCATTAGGTCAGCTACAAATGTTGAAGCACCTAGAATGATTGCTGGTGCATATTTATGTAGCATAAACCTTTGATACCAAACTTGTTTTGTAAGTAAAGCTATACTAGCTGCAATAACTCCAGTTACATTAGCTTTCCAAAAGTGTGTGAATGTAAGTGCTGATATATCACCTTGCACCATCATTGGATAACAAATAGCAAATGCTTTTACCCAGTTACCATAAAATTCTGTATTTTTTAATTTGTCTAACATATTATCTAACTTCCTTTTTATGTAAGTCTAATTCTGTTTGTAAGATTAAAACTTCCTTTTCCAATTCTATCACTTGTTCTTCTAGGACTCTAATATCAGGGAATATATATTTGTTTTGATTTGCTCTTAGGTTTTGTATCTCTCTGTCATTGAAGTCTATCTTTTCACTAATATTTGCATAACCCCAAACAGCTAAAGCTATAGCACCTATTATTTGTAATAAGTAACTAAGAGAGATATTTAAAGTTGATTTATCATCAACCTTAGCTAGCTCACTCATTTTTTAGTTTTTTCGTAAGTTCTAAGTGTGCTCATTCCGAGCATAGCCATAACAATTGTTGATAGTTGGCTAAAATCAAATTCAGGTGTTTGGAAGTCTACGCCATTTACAATAAGAATATATTGAATTATTGGTTCTAAGATAAAGTGATAAGTGAGTGATAGACCACAAGACCAACCAATGAAAGGACGCCACCCTGCGACAAATATACTATTGTGTTTTGCTTCAACTTTATTTACTTCCAATTGTGCTCTGTTAAGAGAAATTATTTCCTTCTCCAGTTCATGAGATAGTTTTGTTTTTAAATCTTTATCAGCAACAAATTTATCTAAAATGTTACTAACTGGTTCAATAAGTTTGTCTATCATATATTAATTAAAATTAAATTAAACCTCTGAGGACTAAAGTAAACATACTAATTAGTATTGTTGTAAGACCTGCTAATAGCCACCCCTTCATACTATTGACTGATGCTTGTAGATCATCAGTTTTTCTATAAATAGTCTTCCAGCGTTCTTCGCACATTTTTTCATGAACCCTTAAGTCTGAATGTACATCATTAGCAGTCTTACGAGCAGCCATTATTCTTCCTCTACAACCTCTGACTCAACAGACCTTTCAAATGATTTGATACATAAATCTTTATAATCATTAGTGATAACATAATCATCATAATAAGGTTGTAGGCCATTAAGTTTATTAGCAGCAATATTCATCTTAGCAACTAAAGCCATTTGCTCTTCATTTAAATCAGCAAATTTGTATTCTTTGTCATTAATTGTTATTGATGTTACTTCTTTTTTTTCCACGCTATTTTCTTCATTACTCATTATTCTCTCCTATAAGTTTAGTAAAATTAAATTATACATAAAATATTATTATAATAAATACTATTCAGCCCAAATAGCTGTTGCTATTGTTTGAACTAACGCATCTTCGCCTGAAACATCATCACCTTGACTAAAGTGTAAAACTTTAGTTGCTGTTACTGGAAGCTGATCATCACTTGGGTCATCAAACAAATCGTTATAAACAACCATAAGTGTCGGGTAAGTTGTTTCGCCTTCTGCCGCTTCCATTGCTGGATATGTTTCTATCCTTTGTACTGTTCTTGTTAATGTTATTGCCATTCTATTCTCCTATATAAGTTATTAATTCATCAGATTCTATTATATGTTGCTCCACCTTTGTTTGTGTAGCATCATTATCAACATTACCATCTGCATCTAAAATGCATGGCACTTCAAATATAGCTCCATCTGATGTTCTTGTAGCTATAAAAAACTTTACTCCATCTATTGTAGTAACCTCATAATTCATTCTATAAATCCTACTGTTACCCAAACATCAGATATAGAAAATGCAGTCACTCCTAAATCCCAAAACCTTGCTCCACCTTGAGAGGTATAACTTAGGCTTGATCTCGTAAAAGTATTATAAGTAGTTAAACCATGTGTGTTTTGTTGTCCATTGTATATGTGCAAAGTAGTCCAACCTGCATTACCTGTTGGCGTTCCAACAGTATCATATATGTAGAAAAAGGTATTATTGGTATTTACATGATAAAGACCCCAAGTAGGAGTATTGCTATATAAATCGCAAGTTGAATCTGTTGTAGAACCTAAAGTATTACCTGCTATGTTTGGTGCA